ATTCATTATCGTTGTATCCTGAACCTACTGGAGCAATTACAGATCCACTTCCTGAATAATGCCATGCAACTACACTTCCTCCTAACACCCCAATAGAAAGGTAATTATTTGTGCTTCCTGAATCGTATAATCCAAGTATGGTCTGCGAATCATTTGAATCAGTCTTAAACCAGGCAGAAAGTGTTATTCCAAACCCTGAAGGCATATTTGTTACTGAAGTGTCGTATAAATAACTACTTGTTCCATTCAAATAAAAGTATTGTAACCCTTCTTCCCAGGAATACAACACTTCTGAATCCTTTTGACTGTATACACCTTTAATGTCTTTCTTGCTATTAGCCAATAAGAATTGGTCCTCAATGGATAAAGAGATCTTGTCCATTACTGATGGTGTTTTTGTAGA